CACCGTGGTCGTTGGCGGTTACTCCAAGCTGCTCAAGTATGCTATAAAGACGTTCGATATAGATAAGATCTACACGTTCGTCGACCTGCGGTACGGCGACGTCGCCTCGCTCAAGGACATGGGCTTCGTGCACGTCGGCACCACGCTGGGATGGAAGTGGACCGACTACGACAAGACCTACAATCGTCTGTTCTGCAAGGCTAACATGGACGAGAGAAAATTGACACAGAAAGAGTACGCCAAAGAGCTTGGCTTGGTCAAGATCTACGACGCGGGTCAGGCGAAGATGGTCTTAAGCGTTGACAGAGGTTCAGATGGCTAAGGTAACGAAAATCGAGCGCACGGGCATAAAGCAAATAGCGAAATTGGAGGTTCGTTCAAGCGACGATCCGACCAATCCGATGTCAAATTCGTTTGTTACAGCTGACGGCACCATCAACCACAACTGCAATGGACCACACGTGCCGCTGGTCGTGGTGGACGAGATTGATACAGTATCAGGCGAGGGGCTTAGAGCCTACAAAGAAATCTCCGGTATGCTCGACTCCAAGCGCGGCCGTAAGCCGCTGCGCGTGGGCATATCGACCAGAAAGTCGCGATACGGTCTCATGAACCAAGCCATCGAGAACGCCGAGAAGCAGGGCAGACATGTTCGTCGCTGGACCGCATTTGAGTTCACCGAGCGATGCCCAGACTCACGATCTGGAACGCAGCGCCAAGAATACTACATCGATCAGCAGTCGTTCGACGTGAGATCTCCGTCAGAGTTCGAGAAGCTCGGCGAGCAGAGGAAGAAAGAGTACGAGAGATACGAGATGTACATAGGCTGCGGGAAATGCCCACTCGCTCCTATATGCCTCGGCGACGCCAAGAATCAAGTCTCAGAATCGCCGATGCTCAAGTCTATAGACGAGCTCGCGCAGAAGGTCTTGTCAGAGGGTCCTGACTGGGCGATGTCCCAGCTGATGAATCTAAAGCCGTCGGTCGAGGGGATCATCTACAAAGAGTTCGACGAGCGCATGCACGTCAAGACCTGGAACCAGATGTGGTTGTCGCTGACCGGAAAAGAGTTTCCTGGCGAGTGCAACCACGATATATTCGTCAAGAAATGCTTCAGTGACGACACTGAGGTTTTGACGAACAACGGCTTTAAGCTTTTTAAAGATCTTACTGAGTATGACACTCTAGCCACCCTAGACAACGGTGGTGTGTTAAACTACCAGAAACCGATAGAGCACATCTCGTATCACTATAAGGGAAAGATGGTAAACCTTTACAATGAGATAGGCGGAGGCAAGCACCATCTCGACCTTCTGGTTACTCCCAACCACGATGTCGAGTACCTTCACGGTAGAAACTTCAGAAAGAAGCAAGAGATAAAGCTTTTGAAGCAGCGAGCAGACTCTCTTGACGAGCTGAACGATTTTTACATACCGGCTACCTGGCTTTCCGGCTCTACAGCAAACAACATGGACATAAAATCTCCTATAAGCTTCATGACCGGCGATCAGTTTATGGCCTTCATGGGGCTTTGGCTGAGCGAAGGCTCTATGAGTTCGACAAGAGCAAACGACGAGTGGGGGCACAACAAGGTAGAGGTTTCTCAGTCTAAGAGCAGAGACGCCTCTGACAAGGTTGAGCGGCTTATGGCATCGATAGCTTGGCCCAACAAGCTTCACAGAGAGTCTGATGCTCGGGATCAGGTTGACTATACGACAAACTGGTCCGTATACAACAAAGAACTATATAATTACTTAAAGCCTTTAAAGTTTGCCGTCAACAAGTTGATATCTAGGAACATACTTGAACAAGCTTCCCGCAGGCAGCTATCGATCCTTTTGGAGTGGCTATGCTTCGGGGACGGCTCGTACATGTTCGACGGATCAAGGCAACAGCCTTATTATTCAACAGGCTCTGAGCAGCTTGCCAACGATGTTCAAGAGCTATGCTTTAGATTGGGATATAAGAGTTCTCTTTCAATGCAGGGTAATCAAGGCAAAACGCACAAGAACACAGGGACTGAGTACCTAAGACGTTTTAGAGTTAATTTTCACTTTAAGACAAACAACAAGCCAGCAGATCGTTCGTACTACATCAACAACGGAACCAACAAGAGCGAATATTCTAATAAAACACAAGGAAACATAGGTGAAGTAGACTACGATGGAATGGTCTATTGTGTAACGATGCCCTCGTCTAGGTTATTTGTTCGCCGCAACGGAGTAATATCGCTGAGCGGCAACTGTCACAACATGGGTCTTCCAGCGTACGCCGGCATCGACTGGGGATGGTCAAACCCGCACACGCTCGTGGTATTTTTCGTGGACGCAAAAGAGAACATATACGTCGTAAGATGCGACGGCATGACGTATATATCAAGGCCCACGTGGATGCACCACATCAAGAACAAGTGGCATCAGCCATACCGTATCCAACTCTACTTTCCTGACCAAGCGGATCCTGGTGACGCAGTAGAGATGAGGAAGCTTGGCCTTCCGACTTCGACAAACACAGACAAGGGCAACATCAACACCGGCATACAGATCATAAAGAAGTGGCTTAAGATTCCAGGCACTGCCGAGTCTAAGCTTTTCATTGCTCAGGAGACATGTCAGGCTCTGATAAGGGAGTTCCAGCTCTACCACTACAAAACCGATGCCGCTGGCCAGATATCAGACACTCCAGACAGCGAGCACGATCACTGGCTGGATGCTTTACGATACCCGCTGACGAACCTTTTCGGCAAGAACCAGATCGTGCTTTCATCTGCCGGTTTGGACGTCGATATGGCAAAACTGGTTGATAACAATGGAAATTTCTTCAAGGCGCCCACTCCAGAAGAGTACGCGAAACTCAACAACCTGCCGTTTAATCCAGAGGTTAATGCCGATAAGCTTGGTAAAATAGGAAGGCTGTCTGAGATCGATGACGAGGAAGACGATAAGTCTGTAGACGGTGGATTTCTTTGGACGTTTTGATAAGTATAATAAATAAAAGCGCATATTATTGGAGACTTTATGTCTTGGATTGAAGATATCAAGAAAGCGGTTACCGACTCGATTCGCAAGGACATAGAGGACTTAACAAAAGTCGACGCAGACGACGCGCCAGACAAATCCCAAAGTCAGCCGGGCACCGGCGAGCTCGTAGGCGCCAAGGCCATACTGACCGACCCGTTCTACGACCACGCGGTCCACAACTACTTTCTCTCAAAGAGCAGGGTCTCTCGCATATCTAACAGAACCCTGCGCGAGATATCGATGCGCGACTGGCTCGTGAACACGATCCTTCAGATCCGCTGCGATACGGTCCTGAGGTTCTCTCGCCCCCAGCACAAGCGCTTCGACATGGGATACAAGTTCGTCAAGACAGACCACTCGGCCATGTCTCAGGAAGACATCGACAACATCCGCATGCTGGAAGACTTCGTCTACCACTGCGGTCGCATAGACGGAACGCCTCGCGGCGAGGAGATGCTCTTCGGCGAGTTCGTCAAGCTCATCGTGTGGGACGCGCTCTGCTTCGGCCACATCGCGTGCGAGAAGGTCCTGACCAGGAAAGGCGGCCTTCACAGGTTCCGTCCCCTGCCCGCGGAGACGGTCTACAAGGTAAACCCCAACATCAACCGAGCCACGGTAGAGGGCCAGGCCAAGGTCGCCGTAGACCTGTATCACAAGAAAAGATCCGACAACGACTCGTCTAACCGCGGCCACGTAAACACGCCCGAGATCGAGTACTTCAAGTACGTCCAGCAGTCGGTCGACAACCGAGTCCTCAACGTCTTCGGCGACGAGGACATGATCTTCAAGCTGTTCAATCCCAAGAACTTTGCAGACTCGAACGGTTACGCCATATCCATGGTCGAGCAGTCGGTGATAATGATCACGAACCACCTTAACGTGGAATCATACAATGCGAACTACTTCACCCATGGCTACGCTGCACGAGGAATACTACACCTTAAGGGCACGGTTACTCAGAACACTCTTGCATCTTTCCGTCGTCAGTTCTACAACACTATATCAGGATCCAACAATGCTTGGCGGACGCCTATAGTCGCCGGCCTAGACGACGTGCAGTGGATACCGATGTCTGGTTCGGCCAAGGAGATGGAGTACATCAACTTCAACTCCCACATCATGCGAAGCATATGCGCGCAGTTCCAGATCGACCCCATCGAGGTCGGCCTCGACTACCTTACCACGGCGAACGGTCGCGCGGCCTCTCAGGCCAAAGAGTCAGGCCAGTTCAAGATCACGTACTCTCGCGAGCGTGGTCTGCTGCCGATACTGTTCTTCATCGAGGACCTGATAAACCAAGATGTCGTTCCTGCGCTGGACAAAACGCTGGCAGAGCGCTATAAGTTCAAGTTCGTAGGCTACACGGACGATACACCTCAGACAGATATATCGCTCAGACAAGCGCAGCAGACAGTTTTTGCTTCTATGAACGATCTTCTGAAAAATGAAGACAAAAAACCCCTTAGTCATCCAATTGCAGATCTTCCTCTTAATCAGTCGTTCTGGACTCTTGTAGACAAGATGATGACCAAGGGAGAGCAACGTGAGTTCTTTCTGGGTGATACTGGAGCAACAAATAGAAATGAATTAAAATATCTACCAGGCGATCCTATGTTCCTTCAATTTCAAAATCTGCTTATGACAAAGCAGGCCCATAAAGAAGCAAAAGATCAACAGCAGCAACAGATGGAAATGCAGCAGCAACAGCTTCAGTCTCAGCAAGATGTCGTCGATGGTCAGGCTGAAAGACAAAAACAAGCAGATGCTCAGGCAGCGGTTCGGCAAAGCAAGCAAGAGTCTCCTGTACAGCAGCTTCAGGAATCCGCTAAGCAGTACGGCGCAACTCGAGCTGGAAGCGTAGAAGGCCAGGTCATGCGCAACCCGATAAACGCCGCCGCAGAAGCCGAAAAAGAGTGACATCTCAAACATATAGATCCCATGTGTATAATATGATGCATGGAGGTCTATATGGCTCTGATCATAATCGAAGGCATCGATCGTTCGGGCAAGAGTACGCTTGCGAAAGCATATGAGGCCCAAGGCTACCGCTACATTCATTTCTCCGCTCCTGATAAAAAATACTACCAGCCAGGCTACACTGGGCCATCATATCTTGACGATATGATCGATACCCTAGTGTCATTGTCTGGGCAAGATGTCGTACTAGACAGATCGCACTACGGTGAGTGCGTGTGGCCTTACGTATACCGGCGAAATCCGCTACTCTCAGACGACGATCTAGAGATCCTTCGCGAGATCGAGCAGCAGAACGACGTCACCCGCATCCTGATGTACGATGACAACATCGAGGCGCACTGGAAAAGGTGCGTCGACAACAACGAGCCCCTGACGCGAACAGACTTTGATTCTGCCATTCAGCTCTACGATGCGCTTGCCTATAAGTACGGTTTCGTAAAACTGACTAAGCAAGACATCGCCCCGATACTCAATGAAGCCAAGACGTCAACACCCGAGAAGGTAGAAGATATGGCACAGGCACAGGAAAAACTTCCAGAGTCAAACGTCGTGAAGATAGACACTACATCCAAGCTAACGCCAGAGCAGCTCAAGCTGCAGCAAGCCAACGCGATCAACGATATCCTGTCGTCAAGGATCATCAAGCGCAAGGGCAACGAGTACGAGATCATCGAGAACAAGATCAGAGAGTTCTTGAACGTAGAGCTGGCCCAGCTGCTGGGTACCGGCAGATCCGTTCCTCAGCTGTCTACAGAAGACATCGCCATACTTAAGGCACTAGCAGACCGAGTCCGCGAGAAGCGAGCTTGATCAACATAAACCGGGAGGCATGATGAGAATTATGGACCACAAGAACAAGAAACGAGTAGTGAGCACCTCGGAGAGACTCGAAGCCCTCGAGAAAGAGGCCACGAACCTTTCCTTGGCCATCAGAGTAAATCAGGCGCTGATGAAGCAGCTGATGGAGCAGCTCCGCCCGATGCAGGACGATCTTACCCGCTTCTACGGGGCGCTGAACGACACCCAGTACAAGCTAAACGCGATCGTCTCTACGCTGAACGTAGACAAGACCCTACTAGCAAAAGAGGCAGACAGGTTCAAGCTCGAGGACTGGCAGTCGGCGTCGGACCGAGACGACACCGCTCGCGGACTGGAAGCCGCCACGGTCGTGTCCTCTCCTGAGGACATCGTCATCATCACGTCGACGACGCCCGACGAGCCCGAAGACAGAGGCATCTTCAGGTCAAAGACCGCGCTGAGCGAGATCTCTAACAAGGACATCGTGGACGGTTTCCTGGGCAAGTCCGTCGGCCACACGGTCGAGACGAGCATCAACGGATCACGCCACATCGTAGAGCTTATCGGTGTCAGGTCGGCACCTAAGGCAACAACCCAGCAAGCAGAGGCACAGTGATGAAAGTAGATCTAAAAGTTTTACTGCGATACGCGTCGGCGACGATCCTGGCCCTGGTGGTCGGGTTCCTGCTAGGAGACGAGGTCCTTAACCGATTAGACCGCCACGTCTACCGCGACCGCTGCGTAGACATGCACGTTCAGACCATGGGTGCAGAAGCCCTGCCGCTGATCGAGATGAAGTGCCACCAGCTCTTTCCCTGATAGGCTTCAAAGATGTCTGACGAAGAGAACCTCTTCAACCTAGACGACTACCGACGCATATGGTGCGTCGGTTTTCTCGAATGCCGATCCTGCCGCCATCAGCAGATAACAATATGGAAAACAGGAACAAAGACGCTGGAGTGCCCGTGCTGCGGGGGTCCGATAGACCTTTCGTGAGTATAACTTTGCTGACTGCGCAAAAAAGCAGACGTAAAGTGAGGATTCAGTGGGCGATCTAGAATTTAATCAGCAATGCACATGCGGACAGCCTGTATCTCATAAAAGATATAGGCTGTGTAGCAATTGCTATAAAGATAAAAGAAAACAAGATTGGAAAATAAACGAACAAATTCGTAGAGCAAATGATCCAGATAGAGTTCGCAAAATATCGGAAGCAAAATCAAATAAATATAAAGAACTTAAGGTCCTTAGACCTAAAGTGCCTAAAAAATGTGCATGCGGAAACGTTGCTCTAAAAGGATCTAGGCGTGTATTGTGTGAAACCTGCTCGAAAGAAAATAGAAGAACTAAGAAAATAAAATATCAAAACAATAGAAAGAAAACTCACACACCCTCAAAGATTCGTGAAAATATTAAAAGTAGACTCAAAAGAGCATTAAAAAGCAATAAGTCTATGTCTATTGTTGAATACTTAGGTTGCTCTATGGATTTTTATATAAAATACTTAGAATCTAAATTCTTACCCGGCATGACTTGGGAAAACTATGGTATAAATGGATGGCACATAGATCATATAATTCCATTAAGTACAGATTATAGTAATTTAGATTTGCATAACTATAAGAATACTCAGCCTATTTGGGAAAACGACCACTTATTAAAAACCTCACAAGAAAACAAAAGAGAGGGAACTTAAAGTGGGTGATCTGGACAAAAGATTCAAGGCCAGATGCCCGAGGCAGCTTAAGGCGCTGCCGGACACGTGGTGCCCTTTGGCCGTGCTTAGGCTGAAGACCATAAAGGCACTTGGTCGTGAACCCACAGAAGACGAAGAGGCAAGGATGCCGGGCTGCCCCTGGGCCATCGCGCACCAACTTTCAGGATACTGCTGGTTCAAGTACGAGGCCCACTTCATGTACGACTCACCCTCGTCCGACCTCGACATCGCCGCGCTCCTGCAGATCTCCGTAGACACCGTCAAGAAAACATCAGAGAAATCAATCGCTAAGCTTCAAGACAAGACCAGCGTGGCAGAGCTGAAGTCATTGTTCAACGACGAGAGCGTCATAGAGGACTCATCGATAAGCGACGACAGCATATACTGCGAGTAGCAGTGTCAGCGTAAGGCTTTGATATGGTATAATAAAGATGCCTATTTAGGCTATTTTTATTATTGAGGTGTATATGAGGAAAGCTTGGAACTACGTAGAGATAGAAGCTGGCACTAGATTTGGTCAACTGGTTGTCGTAGAAGAAACAAGTACCGATCGTCAAAATAGACGCTTTAAATGCTTATGCGACTGCGGAAAAGAACACGAAACAAGCTATGCCTGCCTGCGATACGGCAAGTCTAAATCTTGCGGCTGCTTAAAAATAAGAGAAACAATAGAACGACACAACTCAACCCGCGGCTCTACTGTAGTCGGTCTTGCTAACGGTTCATGGGTGGTTTTCTCTTATTCTGGTCGCACGTACAATTGTCGCTGCGAAGTTTGCGGCAGCGAGAAAAGCTTCAACGAGTCATCCTTTAAGTGCGGCGGCATATCGTCGTGTTGTAGACCGGTCTCTAGGAATCATGTCTATTACAAAAGATCGCTGCGGACGTGCATCGGCATGGCTATAGGCAAGCAATATAAGAAAACTCAAAAATCCGCGGATATGCTTGGTATGCCTATAGACGAAGTGCTTAAGCACATAGAGTCGCTGTGGCAGCCTGGCATGAGTTGGAAAAATAAAGGCAAACGTGGACCAGATGGCTGGGACATCGATCATATATGTCCTTGCTCTCAAGCGCAGAACGAAGAAGAGCTAATAAAGTTACAGCATTACACAAACTTGAGGCCGATGTGGGCGATCGATAACAGGACTAAGAATGATTTTAAAACCCCAGAGGGAGAAGACATATGCCAAAAACTTCTGGGGCGAGAGTGGATAGATAAACCTAAGTGGTACAATCTATAAAGATAGTAAGGTAGGGAGATCTATAGTGGCCACAAAATTTGATGCAGTTGCTGGATCCCAGCTACGAGATACACAAGGCGAGATCCTTGATGTTGGAGGCGCTGATATTTCAGAACTTGAAGCTGGTCGTGGCATAATAAATGATAACCATTCTAATAAGTTACCTGATGTAATCGGTCGTATTACTGGTGTAAAGAAGATCTTTGGTTTAGAAGACTGCGATACCGATCGTCACAGATACTACTGGAACAAGATAAAGGCACCGTATATCTACACAGAAGGTCTACTCTTCGACGACGAAGACCATCGCTCTGCCAAAGCCGCTGCCGCTATAATCAAGCACCAGTTCAGAACTGATTCTCCGCTTAAGATGAAATGCTCGGTCGAAGGCGGCATCGTCGAACGCGGCAAGAAGGACGAACGTATACTGGCCAGGACAAAGATCAGGGGGCTAGCGCTTACGTTTACGCCGGCAAACAACGCCACCCTAGTCGAAGGCCTAGACCTCGCTAAGTCTGCCCCAACGCTCGACGAGATCGACCTGATCAAATCCTACGCGCCGTATGCTACAGTCAACGTCCCGGCCCTTATCGACCTTTCCCAGAGGTCCTCGATCGCCAAGATCCGCGGCAACATCGAGAAGATCCACGACATAGTTGATGGCTTAAAAAAAAACAGTAGATTAGATAAAGCCCTAACCGCTGGTTACGGCGGAGCAGGATCGCCCACCAGCCTCACCGGGGGCGGAGTGTTTCAGACCGAGAGCGTAGAAGGATCAAGGACTTTCAAGTATATCGACTGCCCGGCTTGCGGAAAAGAGCAGCCGTACATGAAATACCAAGTGAAATGCCGATCCTGCGGCAAGAGTCTGCCGTTCGACACATTGGCAAAGTTCTTTATATCGCACAAGTGATCATAGCATGAAGACGTGCAGTAAGTGTAAAGAGTCTAAGAGTTTAGATAGTTTTGCAGGAGACAACAAAAGATCCGACGGAAAGCGCCCTTCCTGCAAGCAGTGCAATAGGGCTTTCTATAAGCAAAACTACAGCAAGGGCGACATACCGACGCCGATGACCGAAGAAGAGAAGCGCAAGATAAGATCAGACTACTACAAAGACAACAAAGATATGCTGCTGGCCAAACATGCCAAGTGGAGATCAGAGAACAAAGATACAATAAAAGGGCTGAATCGCGCCTGGTACGAGAAGAACGGCAAGCAGTACTATAAAGACCGCTATGAAAATGATCTAAACTTCAGGATGTTGAAGGTGATAAGGTCTCGCTTAAACTCCGCGATAAAAAACTGCGCCAAGACCGGATCGGCGGTGTCCTCGCTTGGCTGCTCGATAGAGGAGCTCAAGTCGCACCTGGCCGAGATGTTCCAGCCTGGTATGTCGTGGGACAACTGGGGCAAAGGCGATGGAAAATGGAACATAGACCACATCATTCCATTGAGCTCGTTCGACCTGTCGAATCCTGACGAATTCAACAAAGCCTGCAATTATAAAAACTTACAACCGCTGTGGGAGTTTGACAATCTTTCCAAGAAAGACAGACTAATTTAAAATAAAGCATACTACTAGCGATAGTATAATCTTGAGGTTATAGGTTTGCTGCTTAACTACAGCAGCGTGATATAGTAAATTACGAATGTTTAAATGCATTCACTTAAAGGAGTGAAAAATGAGCAATCCAGTTCAAGTACTCGACAAAATTAAGAGAAACCTCGACGCAGTAGGCGTTGCGGCTACTCGAAATGCTACCTCAGTTACAGCAGCTGGTTTGACCATCAGCTACACAGACGCGTCGATCCAGTCCCCGATGGGCGGCATCAACGACACAACATCTCCTTTCCTAGGTATCGGCATCGGCAACCCAGGGACGATCAAGATCAAAGGTGCAGCCGGCGAAAACAGCATCGCAGCCATCTTTGTGAACGCCTCAGACCTTGCAGTACTCGCTTGCTGCACCCGCTTCACTAACGACGTAGTCCTCGAAGCCGGTGACACGACGACCGAACTCGCTCGTCTTGCTGGTCACCCAGATATGAAGATGATGGGCCAATAAGGTTAAAGAGGAACAAACCGATGGAAAACAATCTCGCTAAAAGTCTCACCGATCTGATCGACGAGACGCTGGCTGAGATCGAGGCCCTTAAGAAGAGCGATCGCTTCGCAGCAGAAGAGATCGAGATGGGCCACGACGCAGACGGCGACACGCACACTGAAGAAGTTGCAGCGAAATCAGAAGACGAAGACGAAAAAGAAGAAGAGCACGAAGACGAAGAAGAGCACGAAGACGAAGCCAAGAAAGCTGAAAAAGCTTATTCTAAAGCAGAAGAAGAGTGCGAAAAAGCCGAGCACGCTTACAAAGAAGCTATGAAGAAGCGCGAGATGTGCAAGGCTGAGTGCGACAAATACATGGGCAAGAAAGAAGACAAGGACGACAAGGACGACAAAGAAGACAAGAAAGAAGACAAGGACGAGCTTTCCAAGTCGATCGACGCCAAGATCGCTCCTATCCAAAGTCAGATCTCTGAGCTTCTTAGCGCGGTAAAGCAGCTGGCGGAAGCGCCTGTTCCTGCTCGCGGCGCAACCTACAAGCACGTTCAAGCCTTGGCTAAAGGTGCAGTAGAAGAAGAGCCGCTCAACAAGGCCCAGGTCCTGAACGAACTGATCACACTCAAGAAATCTGGAAAAGAAGTTTCTATCGAGGACGTCCTGAAGGCTGAGATCGGCGGAGCCGGCGAGCTTCAAGACATCGCTAACAAGTACGGCATCAAGTAACTAAGGGAGATATGAGAGATGTATCAAGACGCAATGAATCAGATTATGCAAGGCTTGGAGCAGGGTCTCGTCTCCCAGGCTGAGATCGAGAACCTCAACAAGGCCCTCAGCGCTGGCTACGGCTACGCTGGTCGTCCGACCGACCTCACCTACGGTGGCGTTATCCAAACTGAATCGCTGGAATCTACTCTCAAAGTAGTGACCTTCGACATGAAGAACCTGAAGCTGTGGCCTGCCCTCAGCATCGACAAAGCCTACAACCTGTTCGAGCAGTACAACCGCTTGGTAGGCTACGGCTCCGACGCTTCTCCGTACATCGGCGAAGGCGGCAGCGGACAAGAAGAAGATTCAACATACGTACGCGACGGCCAACGGATCGCTTTCTTCAGCAAGCGTCGTAAGGTCTCGCACCAGATGACACTCGTTCGCACCTCCGTAGGCGACGTAGTTGCTCAGCAGGCAAAAGAAGGAACGATGGACCTTCTGAAGAACGTCGAGCGCGAACTCTACTGGGGCCACGCACACTTCACCGACGCCAACGGCGACCAGACCGGTGCAACCGCCGATCTTCCAGTAAACAGCATCGCGATGTCCGGCCTTCTCCAGCAGATCCTGAAAGGTGACCGCGACAGCCAGTTCATCTCTAAAGACTTTGAAGGCTGGGGCGCTGAGTCGACCTCGATCGTCAAAGACCTCGCCGGCGCAAGCTTCGCGCAGGACGACGTAGAAGACCTCGCAGTAAAAGCACTCGAGAACTTCGGTGCACCGACCCAGTTCCACGCCGAGCCGCTCGCGATCTCGACCTTCGTACGCCAGTTCTATCCTCAGTTCCGTAGCGAGCCAGGTCTCTCCGGTCAGACCGTAGGTTACGACGTTTCTAAGGTTACGACCACGGCGGGCGCGATCGACCTCAAGCCGAACCTCTTCCTCCGTCCTCGTCAGCAGGTTCGCTCGAGCGCAGTAAACGCAAGCGCACCAAGCATCGCAGGCCTCAGCATCGCTGGTACTGCTGCTGGTTCAGGATCTGATCTCGCCGCTGGTGCTTACAGCTACGCGTTGACCTTGGTTAACGACTTCGGTGAGTCTGCTCCAGTGTTGACTGCATCGGCTGTCAGCCCAACGGCTGGCCAACGCGTGACCATCGCCATCACCGGCTCGGTTCCGTCTACCGCCAAGTACTACAAGCTGTACCGCTCGGCTAACGGCGCCGCTGCTAGCACGGCTCAGTTCATCGGTAACTACCGCGTAGGCATCTCGGCTATCGTTGATGCTGGTCGTAAGCGTCCAGGCCTCGGCGAAGCATTCTTGCTGGATCTCGGCGCTGAGTCGATGAAGTTTAAGCAACTTGCCCCATTGGCTAAGATGAACCTAGCGGTAGTCACTACTGCTTTGGAATTCTTGCTCTTGATGTACGGAGCGCTTTTCGTGTATGCTCCTCGCTTCCAAGGCGTCATGAGAAACGTTGGCAAATAAGTTCTTAAGATTGTTGACTAAATGATCTTTAGGGTACCGTTTATACGGTACCCTTTTTCTTTATCAGTATACGAACAGCGTGCCATATAAGATCTCCATTTCTCCCACTGCTTAATTCATCTTCTGTGTATAATAATACCAGAGGTGAGATATGTCTAGACTTACAGCAAAAGCAAACGATAAATACAATAGATGGACTTTCGTAGAAAAGAAACTTGGAGACGACGGTCGCCAGGTTGGATGGATCTGTAGGTGTGACTGTGGAACAGAGCGATTGATAAAGACGCCCAACACTATTCTTCACGGTAAGTCTCAGTCTTGTGGCTGCTACAAATCAGAGTTCTTTTCTGAAAACAATCCAATGTACAGAGAAGATATTGTTGAAAAAGTAAGACAATCTATGAAGTCTGATCCTAACAGACCAGAGATCTTAAAAAGGGCAGTCGAAGCCTCCAAGTCTCAACAGACCAAAAACAAAAGAAAGTCCACTAATCAGCTCAAATACGGCGGAGCAGCTCCTGCATGCAGCCCTGATATCAAGGATAAGATCAAGTCTACCAATATTGACCGCTACGGAACTTCTGCTCCAAGTCAAAATAAAGAAGTGTTCGCAAAGATGTCTATGACAAACTTAGAACGCTACGGTGTAGAAAATGCTATGCTCAACAAAGACGTAGCAATGAAGGTTGCAAGTTCTATATCTCAAACTCTAAGAGAAAAGGGAATTCAATCTTTTCCAGATGGCAGGATAGTCGTCGATTCCTGTAAAGAAAAAGGAGTAAGGCCTACTTCGCTTCGCAATGTCGCTAGAGAGCTTGGATGGGACGCTGCGCAAGACTGGTTGGATAATTATCATAAACATCGTTCTTCTTTGGAGCTTCTGTCAATAAACATGTTTAAGAACAGCGGGTTAGATGCAGAGGCTTACAATCTTGGCGTCCCAGAGATGCTGGAAAAAGGTATTAGATATAGGCCAGATATCATATTGAAGCACGACAATAAAACTATATATGTAGATGTAGACGGACTATATTCACACTCGATGCGCGACAAACAATACCACATTAAAAAGGCATATACATATAAAGAAAACAACGTGCGTCTACTTCAGTTTCGCCAGGACGAAATAAAGAATACTCCTGACATAGTCTGTTCTATGGTCGCCAATGTATTGGGTTTAAGCAAAAAGATAGGAGCTAGAAAACTTGAAGTTAAAAGCATCTCGGTCGACGATGCCGCTGCCTTTATGCAAAGCAACCATCTTATGGGCTCAGCAAGATGCTCGACTGCTATTGCTTTGGTCCTTAACTCAGAACCAATGATGGTTATAACGTATCGTCGTCACAAGGATGGCATAGACTTGGTCAGAGTCGCAACAAAGATTGGTTTTCAGATTCAGGGCGGATTGTCTCGTCTTCTGAAGCGTATAGAAACGTTATCTAAACCACGATTCATTCAGTCGTTTGTAGATCTGCGCTACGCTGACGGTTCCAGCTTAAAGGCTGTAGGTTTTAATTTGATGTCTGTGACCTTAGGATGGCAGTGGACAGACAATCATAATACGTTTAATAGACTGCGTTGTCGCGCAAATATGGACGACAGGCTGCTGTCAGAGAAACAACACGCAGAAGAACTTGGATGGACAAGGCTATATGACGCAGGTCAGGCAAAGTATGTTATGTATTGTGTTTAATTTAAAAAGCACCTCCGACGAAGTACTCGCATACCTTCGCTCAGTATATCCCAAGCGAGTCTAGTCCGTCTATGAACCTCGCAGCGGTCATCTTGGTCACACACTCCGCAAGATCCATCTTCCTCGGGCAGTTGTTGAAGTTCCAGAAGTTAAGGTTCCAGTCTGACTCGCAGAAGTTACAGTGAATGTTCGGCACCACCGCTATTGTCTTTGCGTTGCCCCTGAACGGTACGCGATACTCAGGCCGAACCGTCGTAAATCCGCACACCACCGGGGTCTGGGTCGTGAAGGCGATGTGTATGGGCCCGCTGTCCATGCCGACGACGGCTTTCGACCTTGCCATCACCGAGGCCAGCTCGCGGAACGTGGTCTGATTCCGTAGGTCAACGCCGAATCCTGGATACTCGAAGTCCGATATGGCCAGGTTCTTCTTCCATATGCTTATCGCACCGGTTTTTCCGACGTACACCGGCGTCAGTCCCTTCGAGGCGACGTACTGCGAGATCTTGAGGATCTCGTCCGGCAAGATGCTCCGCTGTCTGTCGCGGTAAGTCGTTATTATGACTACTGCTTTATCGAAGTCTACGCCGTAGCGCGAGACGTCCACCGGCTCCAGCGGCACGTACTGCAGCTCGACGTCGTTCAGGACCTTGGCCATTAAGTTTATCGACCCGTAGTGCGCGAGCTTCATCCTGGACGGCGTAATCTTGCAGACGTTGCTTTTGTCTCTGGGCGGGTTCAGGAAGCGGACCGAGTAATCGCTGGGATAGTCTGGCGTTATGGCCACGAACCTGTCCGCCGGCACGAACGGAAACAGGTCCTTGAAGTCGTCGTATATCCCCACCAGGTACGGTGTCTTGGCGTGGTAGTTGTCTATGGTGTACTTCAGCGTCGGTGCGGCCGCCACGAGATCGCCCACCGCGGCGCTGTTTAGTGCGTATACGGTCTTGTTGGCGAACATTCATCGTCTCCTGGTGATGTGCGTCGTTTGTGCACATCGTGTTTGTACAAAGTATAAGATCGTAGTAACGCAACGTGAGGATCGTATGGCGCTCGTTACCTTATCAGCATCGGCATCAAAAGGCGGTTCCGTGGTCGTGACCCTGGACAAGACTACACTTTTTGGACTATCGCCCGTTTCCGGCGACCCGTACTGGTCGGACGACTTCAACGTCGACCGCGTGCTCGTCCACTACGCGTCTGCTGCAAACAAGCAGCGCAAGATCTTGACTTTTCACGTAGAAGACGCCCAGCCAGAGGCCGATGTATTCTTCTCGCTGTCGGCGGACGACGAGTTTCAGCTGGACCTGATAACCCTTATCGACTACGACGGCGCGACCTTCACCTTAGGCAGACCCGCGCTCGCCACCGCCATACCTACCATCTCATCGCTGGACATAAGCGTAGGCGAGTGAACGCAGTGAGATCCTCCTTTTGGGTTCGGCCTTTAGGTCGGACCTTTTTGCTTTTTACCGATGTCATTAACTTCGGTTGATAGTATAATTGATATAGCTTTGATAAGGAGAGCCTAGATGGCACGCGCTATAAATTTACCAACCGGAGCGAGCAGGATCGCAGACGTTGGGCTGGTTTGGCAAGAGATCAAGTCCGGCGGTGGATCGACCACCTTCGAGGTTCCAAAGTACTGCGCCGTTCGCGTGCGGTCTGCCATCGCGAGCCTTACGGTCTCGTTCGACTCTGTTCTTTCGGCGACGATGGCGGACACAGAGGTCCTGATCTTCAACAGCGGTCGCGGATTGAACTCCGACACGAAAGACACCGTCACCCTTACGGTCAGCGGCAACTGCTTTATCCAACTAGGCATAGAAGTAGACAGGGCATAACATGCGCACTCTTGCTTCGTTTCGCGAGCTTCTGCTCAGGAAAACAGACGACAACGATTTACGGTATCTGATAAAGACGGCCGCAGACGAAGTCATAGCGGATCATGTTCTCGAGTCGCTCGAGAAGATGGCGACGAACAAGAGCGCCGGATCTCACGCGAACGCCGCGATCCGGGATCTGGGTTCGCAGATGGACCCAGAGCTCGAGCCAGCGATGATACGCGAAGCGCTCGGGCACCACGCGTCTCGCTACAAAGCTGCGCTGCAGGGCGAAAATCAGGGCATGGCAAACAAGCACGCCGAGCAGTTCTTTAAACTACTGGACATGGTGCACAAGCTTCAGCCTCACTCTGGCGGAAAACTTCACGCCGACGCTGTAGACATAAAGCCGTGGGAGCGAACGCATTCCTCTAAGTCCGAGACTTTCGCGCAGCGCATAGCACGCGATCCTGAGTACGCCAAAGACAACCCGGTCACTCGCGGCAAGAAAAAACCGCACCAGTTCGTCAACGACACAGAAGGCTTCTCCTTCAAGCCTAAAGGAAACGACTGGTCCTTCCTTCAGGGCAACCCTCACGAGGCGTACGCAGGCGAGACGCTCAAGACAGGCCACACCGGCGCATACCCGATGGAGCGGACCAAGATCAACGGAAAACACATTCCCATAGAAGACGTGTCAGAGATTCACGACGGAAATTTCAACCATCCGTTCGACCATCACCCTATAATGTCTCACTACAACGAGTCTAGCAAGAGCCGCTCTCCTGAGCGAGACTCTCAGTATGTCTCTCAAAGAGACGCGTATATGGACTCTGAGCATGTCGGACGCCATCTTCAGCACCAAGAAGATCTTCACGGCTCTGGTCAGCTCGAGGGAAGAGGCCGTACGTTCGGCGCACCGGTCCACGGTGAAAAAACACCGGCGCCAGCACAACCGGTTCCAGCACCAGCGCAACCGGCTCCAGCCCAGGCGCCTGTCGTTCGCAGATCCGCCGGTTCAGCCGTGACTCCGTCCGGCGACGTCGATATGTCCAAGCTTTCACCCGCCGCACGCGCGTTGCTCGGAGGTAAATGATATGCCAAAAGGTGTCGTAGAGACTCAAGCCCAAGAGAAGAAGTGGGAGCGAGCAAAAGACATCGCAGAGAAGCAGGGCAAAGGAAAGCGGTGGCCCTTGATAATGCACATCTTCAAGGAACTTGGAGGCATGTCAAAGGTCGAGGGCGAGGACAGGAACGTGCTCATCGAGCGCGCCCTTGAGCGCCAAGGAAAAAAGACCGTCATGCCAGACGAGGTTCATCAGGTTCTTCACTCGTGGTGGAACGACAACAATGCAAAGAAGCTCACACATGAGCAGCATCAGGCTTTAGCGGACATCAAGACCGCAAAGAACAAGCCAAAGCCTAACTTGAAGCTCGCTAAGGCGCGCGAGCTAGAGGGCCTGTATGGTGCACTTAGCGCGCTTCGTCAGGTGATCGCAGAAGACCTGCGCAAAGACAGCAAGAAGTCATCGTCTCGCGAGTGGGAGATGAGCAAGAACCACACTCCTCAGGAGATGGCCGAGATGAACAAGCTGATCCAGGAGGGATACCATCCTCGCGAGGCAGCGCATCTTGTGTCTAAGGGACTAGGCGGCCGCGGCGAGCCTCGCGACTTCATGCGTGCTCTGACCAGCGGTGTAAAGCCAACCATGATGTCAGACAAGATGATGGGCGAGATGCGCGACGTCGCCAGACAGTGGCTCGACAACTACCACACCAAGACGGCAAAATACCTCGAGCCAGAGAAGAATCCCATCAAGCACGCTTCGGCGCAGATGAAGGCAGCTCACCAGGGCAGATCGGCAAAGTTCGACAAAGAGTTCTCAGATTTCCTTGCTTCGGACGAGCTCAAGGGAAAATCTCCCATGGAGCGACACAAAGCGGTCCAAGCCTGGAAAACCGACTGGCGCTCCAAGAACCCAGAGCACGACGCCTCGATAGTCGACGTAAACCAGGCCGGAAAGCAGTTCAAGGAATCTGAGGCCGCTCGTCGTCAACACGTCGACGAGATCAAGGCGCATCTCGTTCACGGCGGCATGCCGGTCGAGTCTGCGTCTGGCGAGGAGTTCGAATCTGCACCGATGACCGGTCGCGCGGTGGCCGAGCACATGGGCCTAAAGCAGGACGAGGAAGGCGGCATGCAGTACGCTACGACAAAAGATCCTGCGATGCAGTTTGCCGGTGCCCACAAGAAGTTCATCGAGAGCCAGCTTGCTCCTCAGGTTCGCGCAAAGCAGGCACAGCAAGCACCCGCAGCGCCCGTAGCAGTGTCGGCAGAGCCGAAACCCGCAGCGCCGGCTGAGCCAGCGAAAGCAGTCATAAGACGCCGAGCCTCGCCAGAGCAGGTCGAGCGAATGTCCCGCATAGACGCAGCCAAGATGGCAGAGAAGAAGGGGTAAGACATGGCAATCAGCAACTCGCCGAACAATCCTCCGTTTCCGTTCATGGAGGGCGAAGAGAAAGAACCAGGGAGTGTGACCCGCTACCTGTCGCTTCCTACTGCCCAGACGCTCAAGGATACTAGTCTGTTCGGCATACCGCTGAAGTCTGCGCTCACCGGGCAGACCTTGTCAGACGACACGCTCGATAAGTACATCATTAAAGCGATCTCGAGCCTAGAGCACACCCTCAATATGTTCATAACTCCTGTGCACTTCGAGGAGAGACACGACTACGATCGCGAGATCTGGACGCAGCAGTACGCCTGGGTTAAACTGAACAACTCGCCCATACTCGACGTGCAGTCGGTCCAGCTCAGCTTCGGCAACGGAACCCCGCTTCCTCCGCTGGTAGAATTTCCTTTGGAATTCGTGTACGTCAACGGTCAAGAAGGTGCGATTCGTTTAGTTCCTGTTTTAGGAACGCCTACGTCTGGTTTTGTTCTGTCTTCTTTCGCGGGCGCGCAGTTCATGGCTTTGATCGCCATGGGGATCTGGAACTTTCCTGGTGCGGTGCTTGTTAAATATCGCGCTGGATTCGAGCCAAACAAAGTCCCAGCGATGATATCGGGCTTGATAGAGAAGATGGCAGCGTACATGGTTTTGAGCACGATAGGGCATCTACTGTTTCCATACAGTTCGGTAGGGATATCACTAGACGGGACCGGGCAAAATGTGGGCCTTCCCGGCCCGCAGTTTCTAGCAGCCAGACTGCAGCAACTGCAACAGCAGATTCAAGAAGAGACCGATGCGGCTAAAAACTACTATTTAAAGAAGTTCCTGATCGACCATATCTGAAACACCAAGGATCGACGTATGCCGAAAGCACTGCATAAAAAGAAATGGCACAATATCTCAGACATCGAGAAGTGCGAAGACGGCTTCAGATACCAGCTCGAAGGCATCGACGGCAAAGTTTACGCCAAAGACATCGACGACGTGAAGATGTCTAAAGCTGAGATGCACGAGATCAAGAACCCAGACGGATCCATCACGAGAGGCCCTGGCAAAGAACCGCTCATGAAGCCGATGAAGAAATCCATCCACGAGCGGTGGGAGATGATAAAGGCGATGATAAGCCACGAGCAAGCTTTCATGCCCATGGAAGATCAAGACGAAGATCAGCAGCCTCAGGAAGATCAAGACCAACCTACGCAGGCTGGCATAAAGGGCCCAGACGTGGACGACGCGTCAGATGCGGTGGACGCCAGCCAACTAGGAGGACAAGATGGTCTGGTATCGGGAGGAAGCGATGATGGACAGCAGCTCCAAGGCGATGCTGTTCAGGATGGTGCTGGCGTCGCTCAGGATAGTGGCGGGTCCGAAGTGGACCAAGATGCCGGTTCAGACCTACTCGGTGAAGAGGAACTCGCCCAGCTCCTAGAGCAGGAAGGGTACTCTCCAGCAGAGATTGCCCACATCGTCCACGGCCACACACCGGTGCAAGACCCAGCCGCGCAGCAGATGGATCTTGAGCAGGCGCGCGAGCAGGAGAAGCATGACCACAAGATGGATCACAGCCGCAGCGAGAGCGACTTAAAGCTCGACCACGCAAAGCGCATGGCAGACCTGGAGCACGACCACGCCAAGCGCGAGAAAGAGATGAGACTTAAATATCTAGAGGAAGAGCTCAAATCAAAAGTTGAGAACCTCAAGAACAGATCTAAAGGTGAGTGATATGGAAAAGCTTATCAAGTCAGACAACGGCCAGTGGGCGCTGGTAAAAGCGGCACCAAAGGGCGTAAACAAAGAAAAATGGGATCGCTGCGTAGAAGACGTCAAGGCAGAAGGTAAAGTAGAGAGCCCGCATGCTGTCTGCACCGCTGCTATGGCAAAGGAAGAAGACCACGACTCGAAGATGCTCTTCTCACAGCTCGAGGCGATCATGCACCATATCAAAGAAATAAGAGAAGCGATGTCTCCTGAGGAAGATGCTCCGGACTGGGTTGATGCCAAGATCACAGAAGCGGCCAAGCAGTTGTCAGACGTCGCGCACTACATCCAGGGCGAGAAAGCCGCGAAGAAGTAAGGACAGCAACATGTCAGAAGTCGAAAAGATAGCGGATCTACTGAAAGCGATGCTTAGGAGCGACCAGCCTAACGTCCGCAAGCCTACTCCTTCTCAGTGGAAGAGCTTGAGCCAAGGCCAGCTGCAGCAGATGGGCACCAAATGGAAAGACACCATACCAAAAGATCATCCCGATCACGCGGCGATGGTCTCTCACGTAAACTTTCTGATCGGCTCGGGTAACATACAGGACGCTGGGCAGCTAAGCGATCGGTACCTCACAGGCGGCGGGGACCACGCCAAAGACAGACCCATGAACAAGTCCTTAGACGATTCTTCAATAAACATAATAGCTTACTCAGACGGTACCGTGGATCTAGAGTTCGGTCCTGACGTTTCAGAAGTCTTAGAAAAGTCCGCTGTAGAATATATAAGGTCTCAAGGTTACGAGGAGATACTGGACAAAGGCCTTAAGGCAGAGCACAAGAGCCCCAAAGGCGGCATGACCGCTGCTGGAGTAAAGGCTTACCGCCGCGAGAATCCAGGATCAAAGCTTCAGACCGCGGTCTCAGAGAAGAACCCAAAGGGCAAGCGGGCCAAGCGCAGGAGATCTTTCTGCGCCAGGATGTCCGGCATGCCGGGGCCGATGAAGGACAAAAAAGGTAGACCGACCCGCAAAGCTCTAGCACTTAGGAGATGGCGATGCTGACCGTTAAGGAAGAGTTGATGGCCCTTTACAAGGCAAAGCCGGAGCTTATCGAAGAGCATAAGCGACTGGTCGGCGTACTTCGTTCTGGCTCTAAAAAAGAGCAGATCGACGAAGCCAAGCGTCAGCTAAAAGAACTTAAAGAGATGATGGCCAAGAAAGAGCGCTGCTGGGAAGGCTACGAGCCCACCCCAGGTAAGAAGCCTTACGAGAAGGGCTCATGTCAGCCGATCAAGAAAGACGACGAGGTCCTCAAGGTAGAGACAAACGGCCAGTGGTCGTTGGGTAAGTCTAAATTAAGATATAAATAATATTGTCTTATTAAGAGCTAATAGTGGCTTAAGGATTTCTAAATATGCAGGTAATTGTTTGCAACAATTGTAAAAATACAAAATCTATAGATTGTTTCTATAGTTATAGTTTAACTAAATGTAAAGCTTGTTTTTCTGAATATCAAAAAGCATATCATGCTGCGAACAAAGACAAAAGATCAGAATATGCAAAAGAGCATTATAAAGCAAATAGAGAAAATCATTTACTTAAAAACAAACAGTATTATTTAGAAAATAAGCTCAAACACCAAGAGGCATGTAGGTTAAGATCTCTTGAAAGAAGGCGCTCTGATATACAATATAAGTTGACTAAATTGTTAAGAAAAAGATTAAATAGCGCCATAAAGAACAAAGCTAAATCAGGCTCTGCTGTTAGAGATGTTGGGTGTACAATTGAGGAATTAAAGACTTATTTGGAGTCTAAATTTCAACCTGGCATGACATGGGAAAATTGGTCGCTAACTGGCTGGCACATAGATCATATAGTTCCATTAAGTAAATTTGATCTAACCGATTCAGATCAACTAAGAAAAGCATGTCATTATACTAATTTGCAACCAATGTGGGCGAAAGACAATCTTATAAAGAGTAATAAATATGTCTAATGAAAAAATAATCACATCGCCAAATGGCCAATGGTCTCTTGTTAAATCCAACTACGGCCCCAAGGACATGGGTCTCTACAACCCTGTAGACAACATCAAGCGCAAGCAGACCAGGACCGGCGAAGAGCTGGAGCACGTAGGGCAGAACAAAGGCGTCCGCGAGTACACTTCTGCTCTGCAGGGTACCGCTAGCCAGCAGGCGTCCGCCCAGGCAAAAGCAGACAAGAAGCGCTCCAAGGAAAACCCCGTCAAGACCATGAAAGACATGACTTCTGAGGAACTGGAGTCTATAAAGGCAAAGTACGCTTCCAAGGCAGAGCTGCACAAGACTCTCACAGATGCAGAGGCTGCAGATCTTATGCGCCATGTGTCTATGCGTCAGCCGTCCGACAGCGAGATCGCCATGCTGCTTGAGTACAACCATAGAAGAATCGAGCAAGCACAGCAAGCTCAAGTCAAACAACCAGAGGAAGAGTTCGGATACTGATATGCTAGAGAAATTCTGGAAAGAGGTGCCATCGCAGTTCTTTACCGCCACCGGAACATCGGACGGCGTTGTGACCGTTGCTGCGACCTCACCGTTCAAGATCAAGCAGTTCGTGGTCGTGCTTAACCCGAGTCTTCCGTCCATAGTCGGCGAGATAAAGGCGATACTGTCCGAGACGCAGATTGCCATCGGGCCTCAGGGGCCAAACCCCAACATGCGCATAGATTTCTCTTCCTACGGAACCAGCTCGACCATAAGTGCGCCGGAGCAGCCTAGGCCGTCGATCCCCATCCAGGAGATCGATCGCTGGACCTACGAGGAAGAGCCGACCGTTGCTCGCAGGACCATACCCGTCGACGAAGCGGGCAATATCCTGAAGTTCGTGAGATCTGCACCGGGCCAGGCTAAGAGCATGGCGGTAAACGTAGACAACCTTACCTTCACCACGTTCAACGAGGCAAGGGTATCAGACTCGCTGCAGGGCAACGCTCAGGGGCAGGCTATAAGCGTAGGCAACAGCCCCATAGAGGCTAAAGGCGGCGCTACCGCGCTTGCCACTCGCAAGGGCCTCTTCATCATGCCCATAGACAAGAACATGTACATGGGATTCAGCAACGCTGTGACTGTCGTCAACGGCATGCCGATCTTCATAAACCAGATGATCTATATCCCTGCCACCGCTCAGATGAGCATATGGCTCGTGCACAACCACTCAGGAAGTGCTGAAGCTAGGATCTGGGAGGTCGGTTAATGTTTAACACGTTCTTTACACCGACCGCTGAGTCTATTCCGGTATCCGGAAGCGGTCTTGGTTCATTGAACGTGCTAGACGCGTTAAAGAAGCTCGCGTTCCTGACGCAGGCGTCTAACCTTCTGAACCAGGACGGAGACATCGTCCTAAGGATCGGCGCCTCACCGACCTCGGTGATACTGTCTAGTCCCGTAGGGCGCTGGGAGGTTAAGGCGACCGACGAAGGCGAGCTCTACACTAGGCTCATGGACGAAGAAGAGTCAGGCATAGTGACGTACTGGCAGTTCACCAGGCCAGACGACTCCATAGCATCTATAGAGGTGAACTCCGACGGAGAGCTGATCATGGTAAGTCCACCCAGCTCCGAAGGCGTAGACATAAGCAAGATCTTCGTGGCAAGCGACAGCGGGTATATGTTTGGTCTGGGCGTAACCGACGCTGGCGAGTTCTACACCGAAACGGCTTCAACACCGTTTCCAGCGTTCAAGATCGTCAACCAGCAGGACGACGTACTTTTCAGCACTGTTCAGCAGCAGGACTCAGGTTCGCTTAGTTATATGTCAGTGTACGAGAAGAACAGCTTACCTACGAGCCCTGTGAGTATAAATAATACGTTACCGTGGGTCTTCGTTAAAGACGGCGAAACCAGTCAGCCGGCTTTCTACGACGGTACCGCTTGGAGATACTTTAGCACTGGCGGGTTGGTCATATCATGACTAGGAAAGTACATTTAACAAAGCAAGAAGACGGCGTGTCTGAGAAGGCCCTACAGATCCGCACAACAGATCCATCTTCTCCTGCTGAGAACCAGCTGTGGATCAATGTAAACACCAACTCAATAAACATCGCTAGAACAGGCGGGATCATACGCTTGAACGATACGTCTTTCTCAGAGACTGTTGTCGTTACTGCAGCAAATCTTCTTACAAAAACTCTAACAGTTTCAAAGATGATCCAGTACCCTTCAAGAACTAAGATTTTTCCTCAGGGCGGACCAGCCCAGATCTACGCTCAAGATTTCACAGTAGTATCTCCCGCGACCATAACATGGGGCGGAATGGGATTAGACGGTCTTTTAGAGGAAGGCGATAGTCTCGTGATAGAATACTCCTAGTGCACAACCTCACTGGGAGAGTCTCCGATATGTCACAAATTAAAAAGAAGTTTATTGAAGATAATGCCATAGACGGCCTTAAGCTTCAACTGTTGAACGGTCAGGGGTTTAGAGTAAAGAACACTGACGGTTCAGACCGTACCCTTTTTCATTTCAACAGCAGCAACGAGTGGCAGTTCAGCATCGCTCCTAAGTTGTCTGTTGACCCAAGCGCACAGAACGACCTCGTTCGCAAGAAGTACGTAGACGACGAGATCAACGCCGAAGAATCTGCTCGTGCAGCAGCGATCGCCGCAGAAGAATCTGCCCGTATCGCAGCCGACAATGCACTTGATGGTCGCTTAGACGTCCTCGAAGGCAACGACAGTACTTCTGGTTCCGTAGCCAAAGCGCTTAAAGATGCCAAAGCCTACGCTGACCAAAAGATCTCAGACCTCGTTGATGGAGCCCCAGGCCTCCTCGACACGCTGAACGAGCTGGCTGCAGCTATCGGCGACGACGAGAGCTTCGCAACTTCGATTGCTAACCAGATCGCAGGACTAAGCGGCGACATCACCGCCCTTCAAAACGCAAGCGGCTTAGACCTCGACGCAGAAGAATCAGCCCGTATCGCCGCTGACAACGCCCTTGACGGTCGCTTAGACATCCTTGAAGGTGCTGATACTGTAGTAGGTTCTGTAGCCAAAGCGCTGAAAGACGCTAAGGCTTATACCGACTCTGAGGTCTCTGCCGAAGAATCTGCACGTGTCGCAGCCGACGACGCCGAGCAAAGCGCTCGTATCGCCGCAGACAACGCCCTTGACGGACGCCTAGACATCCTCGAAGGCAACGACAGTACTGCTGGTTCCGTAGCTAAGGCATTGAAAGATGCCAAAGACTACACCGATCAAGAAGTCACTGCCGAAGAATCAGCCCGTATCGCAGCCGACAACGCCCTCGACGGAAGACTTGACATCCTCGAAGGCGCTGATACCGTAGCCGGCTCCGTAGCTAAGGCCTTGAAAGATGCCAAAGACTACACCGACTCTGAGGTTTCCGCAGAAGAGTCCGCCCGTATCGCTGCAGTCTCTGCTGAAGAATCTGCCCGTATCGCAGCTGATAACTCCCTCGACGGCCGCCTCGACATCATCGAAGGTGCCGACACGGTAGTTGGCTCTATCGCCAAAGCACTGAAAGATGCCAAAGCATACGCAGACGCCATCGACACCGACCTTCAGGGTCAGATCGACTCCTTGGACGGCTACACCCTCGACCTCCGCGGCGACCTCGACCAAGAGATCAGCGACCGCATCGCTGCAGTCTCTGCTGAAGAATCTGCTCGTATCGCAGCCGATAACGCCCTCGACGGTCGTCTTGACACCCTTGAAGGTGCCGATACTGTAGTTGGTTCCGTAGCTAAGGCCCTCAAGGATGCTAAGGCTTACACAGACCAGGAAGTAGACGCAGAAGAAAGCGCCCGCATCGCTGCTGACAATGCCCTCGATGGCCGCTTAGACATCCTTGAAGGTGCCGATACCGTAGCAGGTTCCGTAGCCAAAGCCCTCAAAGATGCCAAAGACTACACCGACTCTGAGGTTTCCGCAGAAGAATCCGCACGTATCGCAGCTGTCTCTGCAGAAGAGTCCGCACGTATCGCTGCCGACAACGCTCTTGATGGCCGCCTCGACGTCCTTGAAGGTGCAGACACCGTAGTCGGTTCCGTAGCCAAAGCACTGAAAGATGCTAAGGCTTACACTGACTCTGAAGTTTCAGCTCTAGTAAACGGTGCTCCTGCTCTGCTCGACACACTCAAAGAACTCGCTGACGCCATCAACGAAGACGAGAACTTTGCAGTCACCGTTGCAAACAACATCGCCAGCGAGCAGTCCGCCCGTATCGCTGCCGACAATGCCCTTCAGGGTGACATCGACGCCGAAGAATCTGCTCGTATCGCGGCTGACAATGCCCTCGATGGTCGCTTAGACGTCCTCGAAGGCGCTGATACCGTAGTCGGTTCCGTAGCTAAGGCCTTGAAAGACGCCAAAGCTTACACTGACCAGGAAGTCACCGCAGAAGAGTCCGCACGAATCGCTGCCGACAATGCCCTTCAGGGTGACATCGACGCAGAAGAATCTGCTCGTATCGCTGCAGTCTCCGCAGAAGAATCCGCACGTATCGCCGCCGACAACGCTCTCGACGGTCGCTTAGACGTCCTCGAAGGCGCTGATACAGTAGTTGGTTCCGTTGCTAAGGCACTCAAAGACGCCAAAGACTACACCGACGTAGAGACCTCTGCACGTATCGCCGCTGTCTCCGCTGAAGAATCTGCTCGCATCGCCGCCGATAACGCACTCGATGGAAGACTTGACGTCCTCGAAGGCGCTGATACAGTAGTTGGTTCTGTAGCCAAAGCATTGAAAGATGCCAAAGCATACACCGACTCTGAGGTTTCTGCTGAAGAATCTGCTCGCATCGCGGCAGACGGCACGCTGCAAGGCAACATCGACGCAGAAGAATCTGCTCGTATCGCTGCAGATAACGCCCTCGACGGAAGACTTGATGTCCTCGAAGGCGCAGACAACGTCGTTGGCTCCGTAGCCAAAGCGCTCAAAGATGCCAAAGCCTACACCGATCAGGAAGTCTCCGCAGAAGAGACCGCCCGCATCGCTGCTGACGGCGTGCTTCAGAGCAACATCGACGCCCTCGACGGCCGCTTAGACATCCTCGAAGGCGCAGACACTGTCGCTGGCTCGGTTGCTAAGGCACTCAAAGATGCTAAGGCTTACACCGATTCAGAAGTCACCGCCGAAGAATCTGCCCGTATCGCTGCTGACAACGCTCTTGATGGCCGTTTAGACGTCCTCGAAGGTGCAGACAACGTCGCTGGTTCGGTTGCTAAAGCACTCAAAGATGCTAAAGCATACACCGATTCAGAAGTTGCAGCCGAAGCTTCGACCCGCTCGACCGCCGACGCCGCTCTCCAGAGCGCGATCGACGCACTCGAAGCGATCGTACACGAGAAAGAGAAGTTCGTCCTCAGCTCGACAAACATCACCAACGGATACATCAACCTCTCTCATCAGGCGATCGAGAAATCCATCCTGATGACCGTTGATCGTCTGGTCGCTCACGCAGGTGACGACTACACAGTATCGGTTGTAGGTGGCGTAACTCGCATCACCTTCGCAGGAAGCCTTGTCGTAGGTGAAGAAGAAGAGCTGGTCGCAGGCGACGTCGTTCGCGTGATGTACCGCTACTCGTAACCCTTAGTGGGGTACCCCTGCGCGGGGTGCCCCATTTTTACACCAGTTTAAAGACCGCACGCGTTAAACAGAACTATACGCCGTGGATTGTTGCATCTGCCAGTTCCATGGCTTATAAATAAAAGGAACCTGAGATGAGCTTCACGGCCACCTACCTCGAGAAGATATCGGCTTCAAACTCTGTCGGCGGAAACCATTACGGAAGCTCGGTCGCGATATCTGCAGACGGAAACACGATGGCTGCGGCCGTATCGTACGTTTCAAGTTCCTCAAACCAAGCAAACGGCGCAGTAAGGATACTCACCAAGTCTGGTGGAGCATGGTCCCAGAGCGCGTCCATAATCACCCCAAGCAGCAGCAACGACGATTACCTAGACTACGCGGTCGCTCTGTCATACGACGGAACCACGCTGGTCGTAGGTGTTATGTCTGTCGACGGCGCCGCTGCGGACCAAGGCGCGGCTTACGTCTACAAGCTCTCAGGCGGAACATGGTCGCTCGTGCAGGCAATCTCTAATCCTGACGAAGGCGCAGACGACAACTTCGGCATCAGCGTTGCCGTATCTGGCACAGGCGACATTATCGCTGTCGGCGCGACCAGGGGCGACAAGTCCGGCGTAAACCCAGACTCGGGCACGGTCTACACGTACGTGCACAACGGCACCTCGTATGCTTACGCTCAGAAACTGAACGGATCCGACTCATCTTTCGGCGACGTCTTCGGTCACTCTATATCGATGTCGTACGACGGAAACTACATAGCGGTGGGAGCGATAGGCGAGTTCACGGGCTCAAACCCTCAGGGCGCTGTGTATGTTTATCTCAGGTCCTCTGGGACATGGGCTCAGCAGCAGAAGATAACGGCGGTTCAGGCTTCTTCAGGAAACTACTTTGGCTACTCGGTGTCGATGTCATCTGACGGCACCACTCTGGCCGTCGGAGCCTCGTCGGCCGACGACAGCAACACCGCAAATCTCTCTGCGCTCTGTGTGCTGAAGCGCACGTCGACCACGTGGTCGGTAGAGGGAGGTCTCCTTAAGTCCTCTTCTGGCTCTACTGCCGAGTACATGGCGCACGCAGTGTCCACGTCCTTCGACGGCGACACGGTCCTAGTAGGCGTGTGGGAAGGCGACACGGTCGCATCGGCGGAGTCTGGTTCGGCCTACGTTTTCAGAAGATCATCAGGCACATGGTCTCAGGCGCAGAGGATCGTTCCTTCTGATGCAGATCTTGCGACATACTTCGGCTACTCGGTCGCGCTCGCTTCGAACCTTTCGAGCATGGTCGTGACCGCACCTTACAGCAGCGACGTCCCTTCGTCGAACGCCGGAAACATCTACTCGTACTCGGTTGCTCTGACCGCTTCTGACGTGTACAGTCCGCTCGTGATCTCGAGCAAGACCATAACCGTCACAGCATCAACCATGACGTCGATCTCCGTGTCCTGGGAAAAAGCCATCGACAACATCAGTCTTCCTTCTGGCCTTCAGTACGAGGTGCGCTACTCGACCCTCGCCAACGTTTCGACCGTAGAAGACTTTGAGGCAAACGGCACGATCGCCATGGCTTACACGGCCGACGTAAGCTCGTACACCATAACGAACCTCTACCCAGGTCGTCAGTACCACATAAACGTGGCCGTAAAAGACGCCGCAGGAAACAAGACGCTGTACACGACCAGGAACACCGGCGCTCAGGCAGACACAACCGCTCCTGTTCCAGGCGGATCTGGTGCCCTCAGTTTCTCGAACGTCGGCGTATCGTCTGTGACAGTAAACTGGCAGAAAGCCACCGACAACTACAGCACAGGCGACCTCATATCCTACGCGGTCTACTACTCTACATCCAACAACATCGGCACCGCTGCCAACGCCGCGGCCAACGGTACGCGAGCGCTCAATTTTACGGCAGACATAAGCAGCCACACCATAAACGACCTTGTGCCAGATACGACATACTACTTCAACGTGGTGGCCCAGGACGAGTTCGCAGTAAAGGCCGCGTACGTTTCGTCCAGCACCTCTACTCAGGCAGACACATCCGCTCCTTCGCCGGGCGTCCTGTCGGTCTCTGCTTTAAATCTCACGCAGATCTCCGTGTCGTGGACCGCCGCGACAGACAACTACAGCACATCGCTGAACATATCCTACGCGGTCTACTACTCGACCTCCGACAACATCTCTACCGTAGCAGACGCAGAGACGAACGGCACGCTGATCAGAGACTACGCGAACACTCCTAGAACCTACCAGCTTACCGGCCTTGTGCCAGACACGACCTACTACTTCAACGTGGTGGCCAAAGACGAGTACGGCAACAAGGTCGCCTACTCTGCGATAAGCCAGAAGACGATCGCAGACACTTCGGCGCCTGTTCCTGGAAACTCTGGCATAATATCTGCCGTAGCAGTGTCAGAGACCGAGATCGAGGTTTCGTGGACAGCAGCGACAGACAACTACTCTACCGGCAGCAACGTGACGTACGCTGTGTACCGCTCGACATCCAACAACATCTCGACCGTGGCAAACGCAGAGACGAACGGTACGCTTATAATGGGCTACACCGCGAACACCACCACCTACTCGGCGACGGGTTTGTCGTACAACACGCAGTACTACTTCAACGTGATAGTCAAGGATCAGTACGGAAACAAAGCAGTCTACACTTCAGCTAGCGAGTCTACCTTGGGCGACTCCGGTTCGCCTGTTCCAGGCAACTCGGGAACGATAGCCGCAACGCCGATGTCCGAGCGTCGCATCGATCTCTCGTGGACCGCAGCCACAGACAACCTTGTTGCTGCTTCTGCGCTAGAGTACGCTGTGTATCTGTCAAGCTCCAACAATATCTCGACCGTTGCCGACATGGAGTCGAACGGAACCAAGGTGATGGACTTCACTGCCGACACCACGTACAAGATGGTCGGCAGTCTCACAAAAGACACACAGTACTACTTCAACGTTATGGTGCGCGACGTGGCCGGAAACAAGGCAGCGTACTCGATGACCAACGCGACCACGCAGGCAGATACGACCGTACCGGTCCTCGGCTCGCCGACCAGCATCGCCGTCACGAACCTTGCCGACATCTCGCTCACGCTAAGCTGGAACAGGTCGAGCGACAACTACGACATCTCTACCGCGCTGGTCTACAAGGTCTACAGATCCACCAGCAACGTTCTTACGTCGATCAACCAGACAGAGACCAACGGTACACTGATAGGAACCGGCATAAACATAGAGACCTTCAACGTTACCGGACTTACGCCGGCGACCACGTACTACTTCAACGTGATCGTGTCGGACTCGTCGGGCAACAAGTCGCTGTACTCGTCGGTGAACGCAACGACCGCAACCGACGCCCAAGCACCAACTCCTGGTGGTTCGGGCAATGTGTCTACGTCTGGCATCACCGTATCGAGCATCAACGTGTCTTGGGCAGCAGCCTCTGACAACATCACTGCGGCAGCCAGCCTTCAGTACGCTCTCTACAGATCTACTTCCAACAACATCTCGACCGTGGCAGACGCAGAGACGAACGGCGTTGTCGTCATGAACTACACCGCCAACACGACCAGCTTCACAGCATCCGGTCTAGTTCCTGCTACGTCTTACTTCTTCAACGTTGTCGTACGCGACGCGACCGGCAACAAGTCAGCTTACGTTCCTTCCAGCGCCATGACTCAGGCAGACATCACGCCACCGGTTCCGGGATCTTCTGGAACAATATCAGTAAGCTACGTTACTAAATCAAGTCTCGTACTTTCGTGGACAAAAGCGGTCGACAACCACACCGCTCAGTCTGGTCTAAGGTACGAGGTCAGAAGGTCGACGTCCAACAACATAGGAACGGTCGCCACCTTCAGGAACGGTACGGTTGTCAGAGCTTTCACGACCGACATAAACACCGTGTCTGTAGAAGGCCTTCTGCCGAACACTCAGTACTACTTCAACGTGCTGGTCATGGACGCTTTCGGAAACAGGGCCGTATACTCGATGGCCAACGCAACGACGCTGGTCGACGCACAAGGACCGACTCCTGGAAACTCTGGTCTCATCAGCTTCACCGGAACCACTCTTCAAGAAACTGTCGTCAGCTGGGCAAGAGCATCAGACGAGGCGACATACTTCGAGGATCTCGAGTACGCGCTATATTATAGCACTTCTCCCAACATCTCAACCGTAGCCGGTGCAGAGACGAACGGTACGCTGGTGATGGACTACGATCTCTACGCGAGCCCGTATCCTATGACGGACCTGACACCGGGCACGACGTACTACTTCAACGTCATCGCGCGAGACGAGCAGGGCAACAAGTCTGCGTACTCGATGTCTAACGTGTCTATGCTTCCAGACGTCACGGCACCGGTTCCAGACAACTCCGGAACCATACTGCCGAACGACACCACCACCAGCAGCGTGACGCTGAGATGGTTCAAGGCCGTAGACAACGTAACAGAAGAGCAGGACATGATGTACGCTGTGTACAGATCTATGTCCAACAACATGACCACCGTCAACCAGACAGAGACGAACGGCACCAAGATAATGGACTGGGCGGCAGACGTTCTGGAGCTTGAGATCTCGGATCTTACTCCGTCTTACACGTACTACTTCAATGTCCTAGCAAGGGACGAGGCCGGAAACAAGGCAGCGTACTCTACAGCAAAAGTGACAACGGTCTCCGACACGTCCGTACCTTCTCCGGGCGGATCCGGCGTACTGGGTGCAAGTCTCGTTACGCCTAGCACCGTGACCGTATCTTGGACAAAGGGAACCGACAACGTAACGGACGCAGGCTTCCTGATGTACGGCGTATACTACTCCAAGCTCAACAACATCTCCACCATCGCAGACATCGACGCCAACGGCACGCTTGCGAGACCTTTCTCAAGAGACATAGCGGTACAGACCGTAACGGGCCTAGACTCAGACGAGACGTACTACTTCAACGTGATGATCAGAGACTCTGCCGGTAACAGGTCTTGCTACAGCACGGTTCAGGCCACGACGCTCGAGGACATCGAAGCTCCTGTTCCGGGCGGATCCGGCGTAATAACCGCAAGCAACGTAGGCCTGACAGGGATGATACTCAGCTGGAACCCTGCCGTAGACAACGCCTCGTCGCCGCCTAACCTTCAGTACCAGGTCAGGATATCTTCGCTGAACAACATCTCGACCGTGGTGAGCGCGGAGGCAAACGGGACCATCGTGAGCGCGTACTCGTCTCTCACGTACGCTACGGTGAGCGGGCTAAACTCAGGCGAGACCTACTACTTCAACGTCATAGTAAAAGACGCCAAAGGCAACAAGTCCATATACGCGACCAAGACCCAGAGAACCAGAAACGACGTCGTCGAGGTCCCGAGCACTCCGGTTGCCGTAAACCAGGCCGTAGTGGTCGAGAGCTCCATAGACAAGATCAAGACTCTGCCTCAGGTTGTGTCAAACCCTACGCTGTCTAAGCCGCGTAACTGGGCAAAGGTCCACATCATCTACAAATCAACCACGTCGGCCAAGCGTGTCGTCGTCTCGATCACGGACTTCTCTCAGATGCTGGGGACCTTCAGAGCCAAAAACGCTGAGATTTTCGCTGTGCACAAGGTCATCGTAGAAGACGCCAACAACAACTTCGTCACGGTTCCGGCATCGTTCATAATGAACGCTAACAACTGGAACATAGACGTCGATTAGGATATAATGGATGTAGACTCCGAGTGAGAGGGCCTATATGCGCGACGATAAGATCGATTTGATCAGTAAAGACATCGAGTTTGTCAAGGACATCGTTCAAGACACTAGCCGTCGCGTCTCTAGCCTAGAGGAGGCTACTGGCCAGTTCTCTAGGGACTTTCACGAGCACATAGCCACAGACCGTCAGATGAACGTAGAGATCGCACGCATAGGCCGCATCCTAGAGAAGAACACCGACTCCCTGGTCGAGCACATGCGTCGCACAGACATAAACGAGATGAGCATCAGCGAGCTCAAGAACATCAGTCTAAGATTAGATCAAAGATTGCAGCCGCTTGAAAGTTCATACACGCAGCGTAAAACGATGATGATTCTCATTGCTAAGATTGCCGCCGTGGTTGCAGCGTTGGCAGGGTTTGCAAAATTCTTGTACGAGATCTACGTCTTGAAGCTGTAGCAGATGATAATATAAGCATATAGTGACGCGGTAATAATGCCGCGCCCTGAAGAATCATGGAGATACACTATGTCACTCATGTCCTCTAAGACAAAAAGAATCCTGGAAGTTGCCCTCGCAAACCGCGTTGCCAAGAACGAGATGGTCTCTGCCTTCGGCTCGCACGCAGTCGTTCTCTGCGTTGTAGCGACCAGCACCTCTACGACCGTAGACTTCGGCGCCCTCAAGGTCGGTGATTTCTTGGTTCGCATCAAGGCTGGCGCAACCGGCGGCGCTCTGTTCGATGTCTGCGTAGCAGACGGAACCGCTCCTGCTGCTGCAGTGATAGGCGACCTCTACATCGCTCTTCGTCTGGTCTAATCGACCGGGAGGGCGTCTTCTGCGCCCTCTTCTTTTAAGATCTCGTCTAGAGCCTGAATAGCCCCCGTGATCTGCGAGAGTCTCGTCTCGAAGCTTGAGATCTCGCCCTTCAGAACCTCGATCTTCTCTGATATCGCCCAAGCCTCAGAGCTGAGCATGTTTATCTTGTTGATTATCTTTTCGCGCATGATCCACATCCTTGCCATCTAAGGACAAACACGCCGCAGCAGATGTCTTCGTTGTCTGAAGGCTCCAGCATGCCGCAGCACGTGACCTTTACGCTGTAGCCGTTGAAGCAGGCGATCTCGTAGCCGTTTATGTGATTGTCAGGCATGTCCTGAAGCTTGAGTACACGGAGAAGTTCCATGAACTCATACAGCAGCGACGACTGCAGAGAACCAAGCTGGGTGGCCACGGTTTGTCCACTTTGGCTCTCGCTTGTCGTTTGCCCACTTGATGTGGAAGCCGAGTCGGTAAGC